GTAAATGTTAAGTTCGGGAAATAGCGAATTAAGAGCGGACGGCATATTTACGTGGTCGATCCCCGCGCTGGCGACTAAGTTAAATAACGGATTGAACTTTCTTACCTGCCCTAATGCGGGCGCGTGTGCGACGTTATGTTATGCGCGTAACGGGACATATAACTTTAGTAACGTCAAAGCGGCTCACGTGCGTAACCTTGAATCTTATCTAAACGATCCGGACGGTTGGATTGAGAAAATGAAAATCGAGATCAGTAAAAAGAAATATAGACCTACGGGTAAGGTAAGAGATCTCAAAGTAATTCCGGCGGATAATTTTGCGATCCGGTGGATAGTAAACGGCGGTAAAGCGATCCGGATTCACGATAGCGGGGATTTCTTTTCGCGCGAATATTTGGAAGCGTGGATTGATGTAGTGAAGTCGTTTCCGGATGTTATGTTTTATGCGTACACTAAAGAAGTTGAAATGCTAAAGGGTTACGAATTACCGGATAACTTTAGAATTATCTTTTCAATGGGTGGCAAACAAGATCATTTGATTAATAAAGATCAAGATCGGCACGCGGAAGTGTTTCCAACAATGGAAGCATTAACGGAAGCGGGATATACGGATCAAGAAGATTCCGACCTGTTGGCATTTCTGCTACCAACCGCTAAAATTGGTATAGTAGTAAATAATATTCCGCATTATAAAAAGAAGCAGGGATCTGCGACTTTCGGAGAATTGCAGAAATTACGGGGTTGATTAATGGCAAGTACGTATAACACCGTAGTAGATCAGGGCGCGGATTGGTTTGTTAATTTTACGTATAAAGATCCAAGCGGAAACCCTATTAATCTCACGGGATATACTGCGGCTCTCCAAGTACGCACATCACCGTTAGCCAAAACAACGGTATTATCTTTAACGGTTGGATCAGGAATCACAATTACTGCCGCGTCCGGATTAATTGCAGTTCACGCGACGGCGGCTCAAACCGGTGCGATCGCGCCCGGACTTTATGCGTACGATCTAGAAATCACGGTTAATAGCGTAGTGACGAGATTAGTTCAGGGGACAATTCAAATTAGCGCGCAGGTAACTCGATGACAGATAACGTCGTAGTAGTTGAAGAAATTAATAACGTAGTAGTAGTTCAGGAAACTGTACCTACGATCGTTATTACTTCGCCGGGACCGCAAGGACCTAGCGGAACATCTGCGGCAATTTTTTATACCCATACACAAGCAACGCCATCAGCAGTATGGACGATTGACCATAACCTTAATGGTCACCCTACCGCTGTGGTTTTAGATAGTGCGGGTACAATGTGCGAAGGCACTTTTACTTATCCGACCACAAATCAGATGGTAATAACATTTAGTTCTGCATTTTCCGGCATCGCTTACATAATCTAGGAGAAAAATAATGTCGCGTAAGTTTCTAGTCCCGATTGACCTAAGTAAAAACGAATTACAAAATGCAAGAATTCAAAACCTTGCTAGCGCGCCTTCGTCTCCGGTAACTGGTCAGATCTATTACGACACAACAACTAATGCGCTTTATGTTTATAACGGTACAGCGTGGGGACAAGCGGGTGGAATTACATCCGGTCTATTGTCAGCACGACCAACTGCTTCGTCCGTTAGTTCAGGAACTTTCTATTACGCGACAGATAATTATTTAATTTATTATTCAAACGGTTCAACATGGCAACAGGTTGATAACTTTGGTACAGGTTTATCAACAACAGTAACGATTGCGGGATCTGCGGCTGACGGTACATCTACAAACTTTGCACGTGCGGATCACTCTCATGCGGGACCGGGATTCGGAAACGTAACGGCGCAAACTTCTTATGGATCAACTTCGGCTAACGGATCTGCGACGACCGTTGCTCATTCAGATCACACGCACGGTACACCGTCATTATCTACAAACGCGGCTTCAAACATTACAGCGACAACGGCTGCAAATGGTTCGGGTACTGCACCGGCTAAAGATGATCACGTTCACGGATTTACGCCGGCTAACTTTGCTCTTTCAGCATTTGGCGCACCAACAGCGACAGTATCTTTTAACTCTCAGAAAATTTCTAACCTTCTTGATCCAACATCTGCGCAAGACGCGGCTACAAAAAACTATGTGGACGCAACAGCGCAAGGACTTAACGTACACGATCAAGTTCAAGCGGCTACAACTGCAAACCTCACCGTTACTTACACAGCCGGTACAACTGGTGCTGATGGTGGTACGGGTGTAGGTGCGACGATTACAAATACTGGAACTCTTGCGGCTTTGGTAATTGATGGTCAGACGTTAGCAGTTGGCAACCGTGTATTGGTTAAGAATCAGACGACTCAGACTCAAAACGGTATCTATACAGTTACAAACGTAGGTTCAGGATCAACAGCGTGGGTAATGACTCGCGCAACTGACGCTGATAACCATATTGCGGGTCAAGTAGTGCCGGGAGATTTTGTATTTGTTGCGGCTGGAACTGTAAACAGCGCAAGCGGTTATGTAGAAACTGCAAGCGGTACAGCAACTAACCCTGTAAGCGGAATTAAAATCGGAACTGACAATATTGTGTTCTCTCAGTTCTCCGGTGCGGGTACATATACAGCGTCTAACGGCGTATTGCTCACAGGCAATAACTTCACATTCGCTCCAACATCTACCGGCGGACTTCAAACTGCGGCTGGTGGAGCGTCGATTTTGCTCGCTACAAACTCCGGTTTAGGCACAACATCTTCCGGTTTGGCAGTAGGAGCGGGAACAGGTATTTCTGTAACTACCGGAACAGTTGCGATCGATACAACCGTAGTAGTTCGCAAGTATGCGGCTAACGTTGGTGATGGATCTTCAACATCGATTACCGTAACCCACTCACTCAATACTAAAGATGTGACAGTTGCGGTTTATGACAACACAACACCTTATGCGGAAGTTATGTGCGACGTTCAACATACCAGCACATCAGCAATTACGTTACTATTCTCAACAGCACCGACAAGTGGTCAATATCGCGTAGTCGTACAAGGTTAGGATTAACAAGTGGGCTTGATTGATAACCTAGCAAAAAGAGTTGCGGAAGAAATAGTTAAATCTCCAAAACTTCCTGCTGGAACTGTAACGATGACCGAAGCAGAAATGCGTAATAACGTCGCGTATCAGCAACAGTACGGTAATACCGTGCCGTTAGATCGTGATCAAGTTTTGCCATCCGTACCATTTGGACCGGGAAACCCATTACTGCCGGGAGCGATTAACCCTGTTGGTGAACGTGGACGACCTGATCCACGCCGTTACGAATATCAAGTAGCACAAAACATTAATATTACGGCGACTAAGTTAGTCCCGTTTGATACGTTACGTGCCGCCGCTGATCAGGTAGATATTATCCGTCGTTGCCTTGAAGTTATTAAAAATAAAATGATTGGTATGGATTGGGATATTACTATCTCAGATTCAGCCGGTGAAAAAATTATGGGCGAATCTTCCGGTGATCATGTACGGGCTATGTCAGAAGCGCGAGATCGATTTAATCCGGAAATTGAAAGACTTCGTTCATTTTGGGAAGCACCGGATAAAGCAAACGGATTAACTTTTGCTGATTGGTTTTCTATTGCGCTTGAAGAAATTCTAGTATTAGACGCGTGGGCTGTATGGCCTCAACCTGCGGTTAGTGGGGATCTTTACGGATTTCAGATCCTAGACGGATCAACAATTAAACCACTTTTGGACGATCGCGGTATGCGCCCTATGCCACCATTTCCGGCGTACCAACAGATCCTTTACGGATTTCCACGTAGCGAATTTAGTGCGACTAATGAAGATGTGGACGCGGACGGAGAATTTAGCGCGGATCAGTTGGCGTATATGGTTCGTAATCGCCGTACGTTTACGGTTTACGGTTATTCACCTGTCGAGCGTTGCTTACCGCTAGCGGATCTTTATTTGAAGCGACAGGCTTGGCTACGTGCGGAATATACCGACGGTGTAATGCCTGAAATGATTATTGAGACCGACGCAACATTTGGTAATCAGCCTGAATTGCTACGCGCGTATGAAAATATTCTTAATGATGATCTAGCAGGTCAAACTGAACAACGCGTACGCGCTAAGTTGCTTCCCGCTGGTTTAACTGCAAAGCAATTTGAAGGATACGGGGAACGATTTAAGGATGTATTAGATGATTATCTAGTTACGTCTATCTGTGGTCACTTCGGCGTGTTGCCAACAGAAATTGGATTCACTCCTAAGAGCGGATTAGGTGGAGCGGGTCACCAACAGGGTGAAGCGCAAAGCGCAGAATTGATTGGACTCATGCCGTTGGCTAATTGGGTGTCAAAGGTTATTTCTAATCTTTCATATACCTATCTAGGTATGCCACGCGAACTTGAATTTAAGTTAATGCCAGCAGATACCTCAGATACGCTATCTTCAACTCAGCGCGACGACATTCTTACAAAGAGTGGCAAAAAAACGTTGAACGAAGCACGTGCGGATTTAGGTTTGCCTTTATTGGATCTTCCGGAAGCGGATATGCCAATTCTCGTTGCTGGATCTAGCGTATTTTTATTTACGCCGGACGGGATCGTAACTGCTGGATCTCCAACAGACGGATCTGCACCTAGCCCTGCGCCGGATCAGGCAGAAACCCCTGCGCCGGTCGAAGAAGTAAAGCCAGCGGAAGTTAAAACGATCACCAGCCCATCGAAAGAAGAAAAGCAAGAATTAGCGGCATTTCAGCGATGGATTAATAAAGGAATTCGCAAGCGTACTTTTAACTTCGAAAAAGTTGATCCGATAGTTGGAGACGCACTAAATAAGTGTCTAGAGGATGGCGATATAGACACGGCGCGTAGCCTCATTTCTGCCTATACGTCGTGATCGTATGGCCTGCGAAAGAGATCAAGGGACGGATCTCAGCGCAAAATGCCGTCAAAATCCGCGCGGTTATTAAAACCGCGTTTAATGCGCGACAGATAGCAGAAGATTATTTAGGATCTAATCCGGATAAAACGGATAACCAATCTGCCGACAATGCTCGCGCACGATCATGGGTAATGGTTCACGTTCAGACCAACCCTGCCCCTTTAGCGAAGGCTATTGCTCGCGTTCATGCGGAAGGATGGGTAACGGGGGATAAAGCGGCTAGATCTATGATCAAGCGTACGATCCTAAAATCTACGGTTACGTCAATAGTTTTAGATCCAAATGCAGACGTATGGGCTGGATGGAAACCCGGCGATGAAGCGACGGCGTTGCTTGTAGATCCGCCCGGCGGATTAAAGGCGTTGATCGATGGATCTCAAAGTACGGCTAGATCTGCGCTAAATACTAAATATGATCAGATCGGAACTGCGCTCGCGGGGGGATTTAGATCCGGAGCGTCGTTAAAAGAAATGACGGCGTTAGTGGCTAACGTGCTTGATGATCCGTCTCAGGCTCTCACTAT